TTTCCCAACTACTACGGCATATGATATTAGATATATCACCCTTATATTTCTTGGGAAATTTAGGTTTGTAAAGACTTTTCTTACTTTCAGCCATATATAATATATAAGGTCAAAAAGTATTTATAAATGCCTTCTGTAAAAAACATAGCTAACATTAAATCTAATCTATTGCGTCCAGCATTGACATCTCATTATGAGGTGACTATTGGATTGCCTCCTGGATTTGATAAGGTGATGAATAATGCATTTAGTTATTCCCAAGAACCCCATCAAGAACGACTTCATTTATTATGTTCTGAAGCAACACTTCCTGGAAGTTCTTTAGCCACATCGGAAATTAATAATGATTTTACAGGTGTTACTGAGAGACACGCATATAGAAGAGTATTTGATGAAGTAATAGATTTAACATTCTATGTAGATGCAGAAAATTATTTACCAATTAGAGTTTTTGAAACATGGATGGCATATATTACGGGGGAACAATATGGACCACGGGGGGGAGAAAAGGAGGTGATGGCAAATAATTATTTTTATAGAATGAGATACCCCGATGGACCAGCAGGTTATACTGCTACTGGATTAACAGTTACTAAATTTGAAAGAGATTATAAACAAAATCTAAGATATGAATTTATAAAGAGTTTTCCAAGAAATATAACCGCAATGCCTGTTACCTATAATGGGTCAGATTTATTAAGATGCACTGTATCTTTGACATATATTAGGTATATTGTACAAGGAATATCAGGAGCACAAGGTGCTGCTCCAAGTAAAAATTTTGCTATAACTCCTACAGGGTTGTCAGAATTTAATTCTCAAAAATCAGAGGTGGAGTTTTTTAATAGTAGTGGTATAGTATTAGAGAATCAATATAACGAGGATGAGAGACGAGAGATGGGACTTATACCATAAAAACCCCTCTAAATAAAGTACACTGAATTGTATTAGGATATTATGCCTTTACCAAAAATTGCGACTCCGACTTATGAGTTGGAGTTACCGTCAACAGGTCAGACGGTTAAATATAGACCATTTCTTGTTAAAGAAGAAAAACTTTTAGTGCTTGCATTGGAAAGTGAAGATACTAAACAGATCACAAATGCTATTAAAGCAGTGCTTAAGTCTTGTGTGCAGACGAAGGGAATTAAAATAGAAACTCTTCCTACATTTGACATTGAATTTCTATTTCTTCATATTCGTGGTAAATCTGTTGGAGAAGAATTAGAAGTTAATATTATTTGTCCTGATGATAAGAAGACTGAAGTTCCAGTTACTATTGATGTTGATGATATTAAAGTTCAGATGAATGATGAACATGATAAACAAATTAAGTTGGATGCTAACTTAATGATGGAACTTAAGTATCCTTCTTTGGATGAGTTTATTAAAAATAATTTTGATTTTAAAGAAGGAAATCAAATGGAACAATCTTTTGATTTGATTGGTGCATGTATCGATAAGATTTATAATGAAGAAGAAGTTTGGGCAACTGCTGACTGTACTAAGAAAGAAGTAAAAGAATTTCTTGAGTCAATGAATTCATCGCAGTTTAAGGATATTGAAAAGTTCTTTGAGACAATGCCCAAGTTACAGCATACTATTAAGGTTAATAATCCTAAAACAAAAGTTGAAAGTGAAGTGGTACTGGAGGGCTTAGCGTCTTTTTTCGGGTAGGCATGGCATATATGAACTTGGAGAATTACTTCAGGTTAAATTTTGCCTTGATGCAGTACCATAAATATAGCTTAACAGAGATTGAAAATATGATGCCTTGGGAACGAGACATCTATGTAGGTCTTCTTCGACAACATCTTGAAGAAGAAACATTAAAACAAAAACAACAGCAATCTAAGTATGGCTAAATCCCGCCAACAATTAATACAAGGATCTTCCTTTTTGAGTAATCAAAAGGAAAAAATTGGTGGGCTTAATGTTAAGAGGTCAACTATAACTGCCGATTCATTTAAGAAAGGAAGTAGTCAAGAGTCTGTAGATACTATAGAGAATAAAGTTACTGCGAATGAAAAGAAGATTACTTTATTGAAGAACAACATCAAACTTCGTAAAGAAAATGTAAATAAACAATTAAAATCAGTAGATACTCAACAGCAGATGGGAAGTCCTTTATTGGAATCCCTTCAGTCTATTGCTTCTACTGTTGAATCGATTAGAGATACTTTAATTCAGCAGCAAGATAGTGACAAAGGTGTTGCTGAAAGTATGCGAAGGGAGAAGGAAGAAGATGAACGTAAAGGTCAAGAGAAAAAATTAGAGACACCACAACTTCTTCAAAAATTCGCAGATCCAATTATAAAACCTGTGATGAGTGTATGGAGTAAGATACTTAATTTTATAAAAACACTTTTCTTAGGAAAAATCTTGATGAATTTTATAGATTGGTTTGCTAATCCAGCCAATCAAGGAAAGATACAAACTTTAATTAGATTTGTAAAGGACTGGTGGCCTGCTCTGACTGCTGCAGTGTTACTATTTGGAACAGGGTTTGGTGGATTAGTTGCAGGATTAATTGGTACGATTACTTTCTTTATTGGTGCAATGGGTGCGGCTATTACTAAACTCAAAGCAGCCAAGTTTATGTCAATGATTCCTGGTGGTGGAAAAATAGGTGCGATTGCTAAAGTTGCTGCTCCTCTAGCACTTGCTGGTGGAGTTGGGTATGGTATAGGTAGAATGCAAGGTGGTGATGAACAGCAAGAACCACTTCAAATGAATAAGGGTGGAACAGTTCCTGGATCTGGTAATAAGGATACAGTCGCTGCCATGCTAACTCCTGGTGAGTTTGTTATGAGTAAGGGAGCAGTTCAGGAATATGGTGTGGATCATCTTGAGGGAATGAATGCTGCTGCTGGTGGAACAAATATTCCTACACTTAAAAAGGTTGAGGTTCCTCACTATGAGGGTGGTGGTCCAGTTATGGGTTATGGGATGGGTGAGATAATGCCAGATCAATTTGTTTTTAATAAGCAGGAATTTATGAGCAGTCTAAAAACAAAAGCTGGTGAGGTAATAGAAGATACAAGTACTTTCACTGATATTGGTGGTGCTATTGGGATGCCTGATTTGATAGAAAATCAAACTCAACTTGTTGAATCTCTACGTAAGGTTCCTGGGTATGAAAATATTAATTTTATGGATGTTGTACAATATCCTGATGGTCAGGGAAGACTTGTAGGTATGTCAGAGGAAACACTTTACTCTATTCTTAATGCTAGTGATGCAGCAAAGGCTACAAATGCTAAGATTGAAGCAGGAAATCAAAAATTTATGGAAGATAATGATTTAATAAACCCTGATGGAAGTGTAAAGGGTTATAGTTATTTTGGTGGAAAATTGAAAGTTGATGGAGAAGAAGACAGAGATGCAGTTCTTGCAGATGGTGCAATTCGACAGTTTAGTGGTGGTGGTCTTGTCCCTCACTTTATGGGTGGTGGCATAGTTAATAATGCTGCGACTCAGAGCATGGGAATGGAAGGCGGTGTGTTTAATAATATGTTTAATAATACATTGGGATATCAGGGTGGTGGAGAGGTAACAAAAGGGACGAGTTATTCAGATGAAATACAAGCAGAAGAAAAGCAATTTCAGTCATATAAAGATAGAAGATTGGTATCAGAAGCAACTGAAACAAAGGGAGATGTTCATAAGGTTTATGATGATAATGGTAAGTATGTAGGAACAACTTACGGACCATCATTAACAGAGCAAGCAAGATTTAATAGAATGAAAGGAACAAATCGAAAGAAGAAAAAAGGTGGTGGATTTGGATTGAAACGTATGATTGGTGGTGCTGCAGATTTTGTGACTGGTGGTATGTTTGATTTTGATAAGAAAAATCTACAAGGAAGTCCAAAGGGTTTTGGTCCTGCAAGAATGATGGGTGGCATGGCTGATTTTATGACAATGGGGTTAACTGATTTTGATAAGAGAGGTGCTGGTAACTTCCAATTCAATCCTATTGGTGGAGGTGATAATAAAAAGTATGAGGTAAAATCTAAGACTCCAAAGAATACTGTTGTTGCATATGAGCAAGAGGTTAAAAATAATCAACAAGATCAGCAATCAGATGCAGGTGGTAATGAAATTCCTAATTTTACTTTGAGACCTTCTTTTATGATAGATCCAGCTAAAGTAGATGTTTTGGGGATAGTGGTATAGGAATATGGTGTTAGGAGCAATAGCAAGAGGAGTAGTAGGAAGGGCAGGTCGTGGGTCTAAGATGGCTGGTCGTATGTTCAAGAGAAAGGAAACACCTGCCTCTCAGCAGATAGTGGATGTGCAAGCAACTCCTGTTAATGTTAAACCTAGAACTCCTCTAATCCCTCCTTCTCCTACTATCGATGCAAACACTATTAGTAAGGCAACTCCTTCCATAGGAACAGAAACCTTAGAAGGAACAGCATATAGAATTAAGACAAGTCTTGTGGATGTGGATACCTTATTGAAGGGATCAATCGCATTAGATAAAATAAGAGAAACTGAAAGAAGGAGAGGATTAGAAAAAAAGAAAGATGAGGATAAAGAAAGAAAATTAGAAAGTGCTGCCAAAAAGAATGGTAGTAAGTTTGGACTTGGTAAACTTGTACCTACAAAAGCAAAAAGTATATTTGGAAATATTATAAACTTTTTTGTTACCTTATTATTAGGTAAAATTTTGATGGGTTTGCTTGATAATGTAGGATTATTTAAAAATCTTGCTTTAGGGTTAGCAGCAGTAGCAAACTTTGTTCTTGATTGGGGAGGAAAACTTCTGAATGCTTTTGTGAGTTTGATTGGTTTGGGATATGGAATTTATGATGGACTAAGAGGGACTGTAGGTAATTTGTTTGGTGAATCTGGAATGAAGATGTTTGACAAATTTTCAGGTGTCTTTACTCTTCTTTTAAATACAGCATTGATTGCTGCAATGACGGCAGGAAGATCAGGTATGTTGGGTGGTGGCGGTCCTGGTCCTGGTGGTCTTACTAGAGTAGGTGGTGCTCGTGGTGTTAAACCAAGTGCTGTTACGAGATATACTCAAAGATTTGGTAGAAATGCAGCAGTCAAGAAATTTGGTAGTAAAGCAGTTGAGAGATATGGTGGCACTGCTGCAAGATCTACTGTAACAAAATTAGGAAGAAAGGGATTAACTTCTATATTAGGAAAAGCAGGTAGTAAAACTTTTCTTAAGACAGTAAAGAGATTTGTAAGTCCTACTGTAAGAGGGATTCCTATCATAGGAACCTTGATAGACTTTGCATTAAATCTTCTGGTGTTTAAAGAACCTGTTGGTAAGGCAGCGTTCAAGGCAATTGGTGCAGGTCTAGCAGCATGGTTAGGTGGTGCAATAGGAAGTATAATTCCAGGTGCAGGTACTTTTGTAGGTGCAGTTCTAGGGGGATGGGCAGGTGATGCACTAGGTGGATTGATGTATGATGTCTTCTTTGGAAATCAAACAGTAGGAGCACAGAAAAAAAAGGATGAAGAAGATGATGATGACATTTCTAAGAGTAAAGGTTTGTCAGAGACAATGCTTACAGGAGGTGCAGCAGGGGTAGTCACTGCTCTTCAGAAAGGAAAGATAAAAGCACCCAAAGTTAAACCAAAACCTAAGAAACCTCAGATAAGAGGTAAGAAACCAGGATCTAAAGCAGTAAAACAATTTAAAAAATCTTTTACTAAACAACGTAAGAAGTTAACAAAGGCAGTAAGACCTGTAACTAAAGCCTTAAAACCAGTTACTCAGAAAGCAACAAAGGCAATTACTAAAAATATAGTAAAACCTGCGACTAAAGTAGCAACGAGTGCATCTAAATCTCTTACAAAAAATATAGTAAAACCAGCAAGTAAGGTAGCAACTACTACCACCAAGGCAGTTACTGCTGCAGCAAAAGGAGCAGCAAAAGGAGCAACCACTGCAGGAAAAGCTGGACTCAAGGCAGTTTCGGGTACACTAAAGGCTGCTAAGAAGATTATCAGTCCTATAGTTAAGAAGATTCCTTTCTTAGGATCGATAGTTGATTTCTTGTTAAATGTTTTTGTATTTAAAGAACCTCTAGGAAGGTCTGCATTCATGGCAATAGGTGCAGGTCTAGGTACGTGGGTAGGAGGTATGATTGGATCATTAGTTCCTTTTGCGGGAACTGCAATTGGTATGTTTCTAGGTGGTGCTGGTGGTGATTTATTAGGTGGTTTAATGTATGATGCAATTTTTGCTGGTAAAGAAGATAAAGAAAAGGGAGATAAAGATCTTAAGGGAGATGAGGGAGAATCTAGCACCACTTCAGAGAACTATACAGAGATTGCTGGTGAGAAAGTTGAAGAAGGAAAACCTTTAAGTGTAAAGCAACAGACGGCAGTGGATTTAGGAAAAGCAATGGGTAATGATTATAGTGGTCTTGATACTTATGCAGATTATGAAGAAGACTCAGGTTCAACAACTTATGTGGTCTCCAATAAGGTTAATCCATCTTCTAATGCAGGTGGAGATCAGCAAGGTGGTGTGGAACAAGCAGAGATGGCTTCATTGGCAATGACTTCTTCTGGTAGTAGTTCTAATTGGTCTAAGGAATTACAGAAGCGTTAAATATAACTAGGAGGAATTAACATGGCAGGATCTCAAACAGCAGCAAAAAGAAAAAGAACTCAGGAGTTGCAGAAACTGCAGCAACAAAATACAAATGTTGTTACTGGAAACGAACGTCAAAAATCAGAAAGACAAAAAAATCGTCATGGTACTTCAGTTAATGCTTTAAAGAAAGAGGGAGAAAAAGAGTTAGCAAAAAAACTAAGTTCTCCGTGTGAGGTTGAGAAGATAATAATAACTTCTAATAAAGATAGTTCTATGAATGTAGATTTAACTGGTGGATTAGTTCTTCTTCAATATTTTGAAAGTCTTTTATCGAATACTATTGGGGCAACCTATACTTATTCTGATTCAGGAGATAGTGTTAATAATCAAGAGACAGGGAGCAACTGTAAGAATACAGGTACTGTTCTTGATAAATTACCTGTTGTTGGTGGCGAGCAAGTTGAGTTAAGTTTTACTGATAATAGAGATAACAATTTAACATTAAAGTTAAAAGTGAATGGTGTAACTCCTTTCGATGATAAAACTACTAAATCTGCAGCTCAATTACAACTTGTTTCTGAGGAGTTATTTAATAATCAAGAGGAACCAAATAGAGTAGAATTATGTTATGAAGGAAAAATATCTGAACACATTAAAAAAATTGCAGAAGAGAATTTAAAGACAGATAAGGCAATTGATATTGAACCAACAGGTTCAAAGAATTATAATTTTATTGGAAATAAAAGAAAACCTTTTTATTGTATTAATCTCTTATCTACTAAGGCAACTCCTCAAGGAAAAGATAAATCAGGAAACTCTGCAGGATTTATATTTTGGGAGACTTCAGATGGGTATCATTTCAAATCTCTTGATACTTTATTAGGACAAGAACAAAAGAAGTCAGTTATTTATAATGAATCTCCATCTGATGATGATTCTCCAGGTGCACCAGGATATGATCTTAAGGCTCTTGAATATTCTAGAAATAGTGCAGTAGATGTTCAGAATAAAATGTTGGCAGGTGCATATTCTACTAAGTTAAATACATTTAATTTATATAATCCTAAATTTGATGAGAATTATATGTCGAGTGCCAAGGCATTTGAAGATGGTGGAAGTCAGGATTTCTTATCGATGTCTGGAGAAGAGTTACCTGATCTAGGAATATACTCTCAAAATCCAACTAGAGTGAGTTGGTTAGTTACTGATGAGGGAGTTCAGCCTGGTGGAACTACTGAGGAACAACTTGATAAATCTAAGGAAGAGAACTTTGATACAAAAGGTATTTACAATCAGTCCGTGATGAGATATAATCAATTGTTTGCTTCTACAATAACACTTACTATTCCAGGAGATTTTTCATTACATGCAGGAGATGCTCTTTTCGTAGATATTTCTACTTTAGAAGCAGACACTGCTGCTGATGATATAAATGAAAAGGATGGTGGTGTTTATATTATATCTGATCTCACACATTACATTTCAAAGAAAGAAACTTATACTAAAATGAATTTAGTAAGAGATTCTACTGGACGTAAGGGTAATCATGCCTTTAGAAAAGGTACAAATGCTCATACCGTGATGCAAGATAACTTCTTGCCTAATATCAAATAAATACTTTCGTTAGAGGAATTTAAACCTATGACTACTAAAAAACCAGACCATGATTTAAATCATGAGGTCTATCTTGATCCTAAAGATCACAAAGAACATATTAATCATGGTATGATAGAATACTCTGAAAAAGATTTGGAAATGCACAACGATGCATTCCATGATCATACTGAAGAGGAAGTGGAACCTAATGAGGGTAAAATTAATGATTGGCATACACGCCATGAAGATAAGCACTTAGAAGTGTATTGTGATAACCATCCAGATTCACTAGAATGTAGAGTATACGACGATTAAACATGACAGAAAGAGGATCGTTAGCTGATGTAGGATTTCTTGGAGGATCTTTCCAATGGTGGATGGGTCAAGTTTGTGATGACTCTACTTGGAGAGATAATGTTCTCAACCATAAGTTTGATAATGCTGAATCAATTAAGGGATGGGGATATAGATATAAGGTAAGGATCATGGGAATGCATCCTAAGTCTAACGATACCCTACCCTCAGAAAAACTTAAGTTTGCATCATGTATGTATGGTGTTACTGATGGTGGAGGTCAAGGAGGTACACTAAAAACTCCTGGCATCCGTCCTGGTAATTTTGTTTTTGGATTCTTTATGGATTCACATGAAAATGTTCCTATTATATGGGGCATCTTAGGTAACAATGCACAGACTGAACTACAAGGTAAGACGGAATTGACTGGAGGAACCGCATTTGAAGGTCAGAGTGGGTTTGCAGAACAAGCAGGAGATAAAGGAAATGCAACGTGTGAGGCAGGTTTTTGTGACAGAGGTATATCTAGACCCAAATCAAAAACAGATGCACAAGAGAGTTCTATTTTAGGACGTATGTTAGGAGGATTTGGATAATGGCATTTGATAAGTTTGGATTTCCCCAAGGCATTAGAACTCCTGCAATGCTGCAGGACATAGAAAATGCTACTCAATCAGTACAAAATTTAAAAGATCAATGGACAAAGGATGGGTTTAATACTGCACAGATAGAAGAATTTAGTAATAGTTTTATAGGTGATGAAGTAAGAAAAAACTTAACCAGTCGTGTTGCTGCTGCTGATTCTCCTAATAAAAGAGCAGAAGGTCGTACTGAATTGGAAGGAGAAGCAATTCATCTTATAACTGCAGGACAGGCACAGTTGCAGAGTATGATGATGGAAAAAATTCCTTTATCTAAACCAGAAGATAGTGTTGGTTCGGCAATTAAAGGGATGCAGATTACTCTTGATAATATGACGCAGAAAATGAATACTGCTTTACAATCGATGGGTAACTATGCTGATGCATCTATGAATCCTCCCATGAATTTAGATGCCATGATAAAAGATACTGCATCTATTAATGCAAAGTATATGAAAACCATCTTTAATAAGATGAATGAATTTACTAATAAGAAATTAAATGCAGAACTAGCATCAACCATTGCTAAGATGCCAGCATCTAAGAGATCTATGTTTGCTGATATGAAACAAGTTATCAATCAAGATATTCTTAAGCAGTATAGTGGTATTGGTAATGGTATTGGTGGGATGTTGTCAGGTATTTTGTCTAATACATTAAAACCTAATGATTTAATAGAGCAAGCAATAAGTATGGTGGATAATCCTAGTACTCCTACATCAAATGCTTTTTTTAGGAATTGGATTCCTGGAATGTCAGTTACACAAGGTGAGAAAATTAGATTTAGAAATAATGTTTTCACGGTAGGAAGAACAGGAAGGACAGGTACTACTTTACCCACTACTGATACAGATTCTCAATCAAATGGCAATACAACTTTAACATTTGACTCTTTTGCTATTGGAAATTCTGTGGATAGTGATGAAACTCTTTATGGAGATGTGAAGACTCATCCTACTGTTCCTATTTGTTATGCAGAGGATATAATGGGTCAAGCAATATCAGGAAGTAAAGATGCAATAGTGGAAGCAAATAGTAATGTTATTAAAAGTATGAATGCTTTCTTAGGTGACATGAGAATAGAATTGGAAGATGCAGAACAAAAAGCAAAACCAAAGGCAAGAGATGCTAGTCTTGATGGTGCTGTTCTTGGTATAACTGATGAAGAAGGTTTAGGTAATAATCAGGGGGGTAGTTTTTATATTACTGATGAGAATGTAGCAACTATTAATGCTGGTAATGTAACCAATAGAGGAGTTGGTATTGCATCTACTGCACCTGGTGGTGGTCAGGGATTGACTGTAGATATAACTGTGACTGAGGGAGGAGCAACTGGAACTACAGTCGGTGAATTGTATATTAAACTACTTACAGGTGGATCAGGATATGAAACTCCATCACCAGCTAATGATCCTGATGGTACGGTTTCTAATGCTAATACGACTGGTGGATCTGGTTCAGATTGTAAGGCAAGTATTACTTTTGAAAGTGGGGTTGTTAATAAAATTACTATTACTGAGGGTCAAGGAGGAACAGGATATAAGAAAGGTGATGTGTTAACTGTTACTGGTGGAGGTGGTTCAGGATGTACGTTTGAAATAATAAAACCCAGAGGTCGCATTGATCAGTTTGGATTGGTTCTTAGAGATAGAGGGACGGGATATTCTACTGGTGATTTGATAACTGTTTTTCGAGAGACCTATAATAGCACTGCTCCTGATGCTACCTTTACTGCCACCCAAACAACAGATCCTGGACAGGTAAGAATGGATGCTCCTACTTCTGGTAAGAATAAACCACAAGGACTAGGTGGTATAATGTCTCTACTTGGTGGATTGGGTGGAGATTTAAGTGCTGCTTTAGATTTTAAAAATATAACAGCTAACGTTTTTCCTTTTGAACTCCCTCCTAATCCTGCTGTCTCTGATTTTTATACATTGAAGCAAGGAGGTGGAGGAATGCCTGACTCGCAAAACTTTAGTCTTGCATCTTTAGCGGATAATGCTATTAGTGATATACTTCCAGATGATTTAAATATCCCAGACAAATTGCCTTTTGCTTTACCAACTAAAGATATGCCTGACATTTCTAATATTGCTAGTGGTCTAACTGATGCTGCAGAAAATCTATCGGATAACCTTCAATCCTACACATAAATAATAATTATGCCCGAACGTCAAGGATCATTTAATGTTTTTGGAGCACCCACTTTACGTGATGTAAAGGTGGGTTATATTTCTACGGAAACAGGATATGTGTCGGGAGTAGGACTATGGGATGCAAATGTATATGCTAAGAAAAATCCAGGAACAACATTTATTTTTAATACTAGGGATAGAACAGAATATCTTAGTATAAATGAAGTAAATAAATTAACTGTCGATGACCTTCCTAGAGGTAAGGATGGGTGTGGTGGAGCTGAGATTTTTAAAAAAGATAGTGAAGATAAAGATCCTAAGATAATTTTTTCTGGAGGAGGAGGTGTAGGAGCTCAAGCTAATCCTATTATTGGTCAAGATGGATCTTTATTAGGAGTTCATTTGGTATCAGGAGGATTTGGATATAAGTATCCACCTCAGGTATCAATAGAGGATCCTACGGGATATGCAGCAGGTGCAGTTATTAGATGTGGAATTGGTTCAACAGTTACTACATATCAAACTTATGAAGATGAAGAAGATTTTGAAGAATATTTCCCTCCCCATGTAATGGCACTTGCTCCTCCAAATATAGGGTTTGGAGATGAGTTTATTTCTGGTAAGAATATAGGATCATGGAATCCATATAAGTATATTGATCCTCAACAGACTCCTTTTGAGCAGACAGTTAAAAATTATATGAAGGAGTTGCAGGAGGTACAAAGTCCTTGGTGGACTACTCATGAAGATCCCAGTAAAGTAACAGGAGATAATAGAACAACAAAAACTTTTTATAAAGTTAAACATGGTGTATGGGGAGAGTTTTTAAATTCATATGCTATATCTCCTGTTCCTATGTCACGATCAAAGGGAGCAGATTTTCCTGGAAGATGGTATACATTTGAATGGGAGGATGTAGAGTTTCCTTATGATGGAGAGTATAAGTTTAGAGCACAATGTGATAATGATGCAAGATTTTTCTTAGATAATGAAGCAGTTTCTGAATTTAAAATAGGCGAGGGAGGTGCTGCTGGTAGTGTGTTATCCAATCCTTTAAATTTTAAAGAGACTATCTCAAAGGGTAAGCATAACTTAAAATTAGAACTTTATAATCATCCTATATTAGAAGATGTTGCAGTTCAAGGAGATCAAATATCAACTAGACAAGAAATTCAGGTAGCAGGTGGAGATTTTATTCTCAAGAGTAATGGATATTATCTTGCTGTTGGTGGTAATCAGGAGACTGAATTAGTTTTAACCTTAGAATATAATGATAATCCACGGACTGCAGGAACTGCTGTTACTAAGATCACTATTCCTAATCCAAATGGTCCTGATTTGGTATTGGAAAGAGAGAAAGATTCTAATGGTAACTTTAAAACTAGAGGATCTGTCTCTGCTAAAGGAGTTTTTAAACGTAGTGAATTGGGATATGGTCCTTTTATAGTTGAGGGTAATAGTGGATCAACTAAATTAATCAGACAAAATCTTACTTATGGAGTTAATAGTGTTAAGTATGGTCAGATAGATTTCTTAGATAGTCATGGATCAGATACTAATGGATCTTTAAAACTTGTTAGTGCAAAAAATCTACAAGAATCTAGAACTGTAATTGAAGCACCTATTTCATCAGAGTCTACAAAACTTACGACTGTTTTTAATACTGTTGATTATATTAATAAAGCAAATAGAAAATTGTGGAGAATAAATGCTGGTAGTGGGCAGGGATTTATAAATGACTATGGAATTTGTCCTTTTGATACTACTATTGTTCTTCCTGACAATCCTTATGCAGGTACGCATGATATTAGATGGAATAATGTTAACTTTCCTGTTAGTGGTAATTATATTATTGAAATAGCAGTGGATGATAATGTTACTTTCAGAATTGGAGATGAAATTGAGATTAGAAAGGAAGGATTCACTAAAGTTAATGGTAGAACTAAGGGTACTGGTAAATTAAGAGAAGTACGTTATATAAATGAAGGAACTTATAATATTTTTGCTGGATTAGAACAAATTCCTGGTGGTAAATTTGGATTTGGAAAGGGATTAAATCCTATGGCTTTGGCTATTAATATTACGACTGCTTTTACAGAAGAACAAAGAGTTAAGCAAGTAGATTGGCATTATAATCCAATGGGTGTCGCTATGACAATTGATGCCCCTCCTCCTCCTATTCCCCAAGAACCTAAACCAGTACAGGAAGGTAGATGTCCTGCTAATCCTTTCTGGACTACTAGATTTGCTGGTGGAACTGTCCAATGGCATCCAGTATATGTTGATGGATGGGGACCGTTTCTTAACAAATATGCAATGTCTCCTGTACCACCATATGATATAGACAGTACATCAGGTGGTGGGACTCCTTTTGAGAATGAATGGACAGTAGATATTCCTTACGATGGTTTTTATAAGTTAAAGGGTTCTGCAGATGATAATTCTCAGTTTTATATTGATGGTAAATTAGAATTAGAAACTAAAAGATCAGGTAAGGTTAAAGATGAGACAATGGTCTTTCTAAATGAAGGACCATCTAAGATAAGAGTTGTGGTTGAAAATTATTTGTTTGAAGAAAAGCAACTAATAGATCAAAAGATTTTTAAAACTGCTGACTGGGTAAATGCTGGAGGAGAGACGGGTTCCAAAATTCAGACAGTTGATTTTAAAGTAACAACTAATACAGCTCTTGTTAATTCTATAGACATAAAAGGATTATTTTATGAACAAGGTCCGAAACTAGTAGCTGGAGAAGAAACTATAACTCCTCCACCTCAGGTAAAGTCAGCAGTTGATGCTGGTGTAGAATTTATAAAGAGAGGTAGTGCTTATTTCATGGCGGTTACGGGTAATGATTTGGTAGAAGTTGGATTTGATTTTAGATATGTAGCACCACCTTCTCCTCCTGATCCTGTGCCTGTTGCTGCCACCATGAAGTTTGTGAAGAAGAGTGGTAAGTATTTCTTGCAGGTCACTGGTAACTATTTGGTAG